TATACTAGCAACTAATCCTATAAGTAGTCCAATAATTGTTTTTGTGCCAGAGTCTAGTTTGGTGTTGATTTCTTTAACGTCGGTTTCAATATCTTCAAATTTGTTGAAAGCAGTTTTCCAGCGTTCTGCACATTCCTTTTCGTGTACTGCCAATTCCAAGTGCACATCAGCTGCTGTTTTTCGACTCATTTTTAAATACCATACCTGTTGTTTTTAAGAACTCTCTATGCATAGTAGAATGCTGTAAAAGCTCTTGTAATATGCTCTCATCATAAATTAAACCATGTTTTTCTACAAGGTCTATCCAATAATTTCTTGGCATACAATTGACATGACCGGGGATTTTTTCATTTTGGTTTGCGGTCAATACCAAATACTTGTCGCAATTTTTTGTTAGGGTTTTAACATAAAAATCTTCGTGCTCTCTGGGGATGTGTTCAGCTACTTCTACTGACCAAACAACATCAAAAGGTTTGTGAAAGTACACAGGATTTTGTGCTAGGTTAATAAGAGCTATATTTTGTTGGCCTTGCATGACAGTTTCATCAACGTCTATACCAAAAGCTCCCCAACCTAATTTAAGTGCTGCTTGCACTTGACCGCCAGTAGAACAGCCAACATCAAGCAAAGATGAACAACCAAGAGAATCTAAATACTTAAGAGCCCCTTGGTCGACATGGGTAATTTGCAGATTGCCACCTGCATAAGAAGGGCGTTCCCAGCCCATTATTTTTTAACTTTAAAATTTAATGCTATTAAGTCTACTAACTTATATAGTTTGCCTAACCATTCATCATCTTTTTTTGATGGTGTCAATGTAGCAACTATAGAAGCTGCACTTATAATAAGTGAAACCGATATAACTAAATCATAAATCCAATCTAATAAAATCATTTTTTACTCCTATATTTTCTTTTCCAAGCTTCGTTTTTACCTTTGGTTTTTTTGTCATCTGCTACAAAACGTCCTTTGTCGTCTCTGTTTCTGACCCATTCAAAACCAAGCCAATCTAAAAATTTATTCCACATCTTCGTTATTTAACTCTGATGGGTTTTCCTGAACTTCTTCGTTGAAGCCTTTGAGTTTCTCTACTACTTCGTTTCTGATTTGTGATACTGCTCCCAATTCAGAACCTTCCCAACAACCTCTTTTTGAAGAGATGTCGATTAATTGTAATACGCCGATATAAAATTGTTTCTCGTCCATATTCTTTCTCCTAATTATTCTCCGACAACTTTACTTTCTGATGTCGGATTTATCTGCTCTGCAATCTGAGCATCAATATTATCTTTATAAGCTTGTACTTCGTCAGCTCCTAAAGCTGCTTCAACCCAAGCTTGAACATCAGATACTGTTAAGTCTGCAAAAGCTGTGAAGTCTGCTAGGTCAGAGACATCAAGCCCTACTGAACCATAAACACCTGCAGAAACAGGGTTGCCATCTGCATCATTATTAGCATCATCTTCACCAGATAATCTCCAGTGAACATTATAAACTACGTCAGACTCAGTATTGGCTGGGTCTTGACTGTCGGTGTGGCTGGGATATGTGTCCACATTCTTTACGTCCCAATTATAATTAATCATTTTTACTCCTTAATTAATTTACTTTGCCCCAAGCTGATTGTGGATTTTGTTGTTCATTTATTTGTTGAGCTAACATATCTTTGTATTCCTGTACAACTTCTGGCCCATAAGCATTTTCTACCCAGCCCGTAACTATTTGATTAGTTAATTGGTCAAAAGGTACAAAATTGGATAAATCAGATATGTCTAATAACTTTTCGTCTGTCATAAAAGCAGAATAGTTATTACCATCAGGGTCTACATCGGACGATGTAGCTGTTAGTCTCCAATTAACATTGTAGACAACATCGGACTCGTTATCATAATTAAAGTAGTATTCAACGTTAGAGCAATCCCATTCGTAAGTAATCATTTAGTTCACCTTCCTTTTAAGTTCATCAACTTCTGCTGATAATTCTTTAACAGCTTTAATTAAGTTGGTTGTAAAAACAGAATAATCCAACATATATTGTTCGTTATCTTCATCTGGTTTTCTAACACCTTTAACTGGCACATCTAGTTCTTCAAAAACTTTTTCAACTTCTTGAGCAATTAAACCTTCTGATTCCCAATCGTTGTCCTTGAAATAATATTTGACTGGATTTAGCTTGTTAATAAGTTCAAGACCTTTGGCTTCACCTGTAACTTCTTTAAATCTACCATCTGATATATTAGTGAAGCCCATAGCTGAACCCGTATTATCCCAGTCTATTCTACCAACCAGTGTTGGGGTTGTGCCTGTATAAAATGTTTGCATAACATTAAACGAACCAGTAGCACGATTGTTAAACATTGCAACTGCTTTTGTGTTGTTAGTGCCACCATAAAAAGTAGCAACCTCGCTATCTGCTTTTACTGCACTGTTGACCAACAAAGAGTCGGATTTTACCTCAACAGCTCCACCACTGTTGACTCTGAATCGTAAGTTTTGTCCACCAGTGTAAAAATCAATATTTCCTGTATCTGTTCTGAATGAAAAATCGTTAGCACTACCACCTGATTTAAGAGCATTACCACCACCAATAAAGCCGTAGTTGGTACCACCTGTTCCGCCATCTTTTAGGTTAATGGCTGTGACTCCTGTGTTTGGTGTAACGTCAAGCTGTCCTGTAGACCCAATCCTCATGCGTTCTGCTGCAGCAGTATGGAAAGCCATAAATCTGTTGTTTGTTGCATAATGTATTTTTCCATCATCAACATCATCAGCATCACCAAAATCTATAAAAGCACCAGTTGAAGCATTATTACCAGATATAAGTGCAATACCACAATCGCCTCCACCAAAAGTATTTCTTTGGAAAACTCCTCTAGTACTGCTGTTTAATGTAGGGGTTGTGCCTGAGCCTACTTGAACGTGTAATTTGGCTGCAGGGCTAGTTGTACCAATACCTAAGTTACCACCATCAAATTTCATCTCAACACTTGCATAATTGTCTGTTGAGAAGTTGATGGCTCTACCACCACCTGATGTACCTATATTAAAGTCTTGAGCATCTGAACCTGTAATAATGTCATTAGCAGCACCACCAACACCAAACTTAACTAATGGTGTGCCAGTATCACCCATTATGATTTCATTTTTATCGCCTACTGCGTTGGTGTTTAGTTTGAGAGTAAAGTCACCACTAGGATTATCAAAAAGAACTTCTGAGCCTACTACATGAAGTGGTGCAGAAGGACTACTTGTCCCAATACCCCAGTTTTGTGTACCTATACTTCCTACTACAGAACCACCTTGTCTTAGCTGTATAAGTTCTCCATCATTTGTTTGTCTACCAACATATAAAGCAGTATTGCCATCTCTGTAATGTATTGCTGCACCTGCTCCTGAAAAATAATGTCCTGTATCGGTAGAGCTACCAACATCAATATCCGCAGTAGTGCCAATTAAAACGTCGCCATCACTATCAATCCTCATGGCTTCTGAGCCACTTGTAAAGAACTGTTGTGTTCCATAATTAAGAAGCAAAGAATCACTTAGACTAGCACTATTCTCTTGTGCTAATTGGAATTTAAGCCTACCTTGACCACCTACTCCTGCATACTGAGCATCTATTAATGCCCTAACACCAGCAGCATTTGTTGAAGCATCTTGTCCTTCAAATTCTATCTTACCTATTGTTTGCCCTGCTGTTGCTGTTGTATCGGTATTTTCTATTCTGATTGCTGGGTCGGCTGCTGCTGAAATATGCAATAGTTGGTCTGGACTACTTGTACCGATACCTACATCTTTAGCTAAATGTATTTTACCAACTGCAGATGAAGTGGTTATTTCAAAAACTCCACCAGAGCTAACCATACCCATTAATTGTGAAGTAGCTCCTGATGCACCTATTCTTGCATCTCCTGCAACATGAAGTAATGCTGTAGGACTACTTGTACCGATACCTACGTTACCTGATGAGTCGATACGCATTTTTTCTGTACTACTTGGAGAAAATGCAAATTCACTACTACCAGTTACACTTTTAAATTCTGTTACATTAGCACTTGAAGTTCCATCACCATAAGTTATTAAATTAAAGCTATTGCCTTGTGCATCCATAGTAAGGACTGCGGCTGCAGATGCACCACTATCTTCATTTTGTATTATTACTGTATTGCCTGAAGAATCTTGGTCTTTTCTAACGTGCAAACTTGTAGAAGGGCTTGTAGTGCCGATACCAACATCTTGTGAGCTATCTATATACATAGCTGTTGTTGAGTCTGCTAATGTGTTTGTTGTGCCACCTGTTGAGAACTGTAATGCTCCACCATCTTTGGTTCTTATTTCTGCTGCACCATCGTCATCACTTATTGTTATAAAGGTGTCGGTATCATTTGAATATAAAAATAGTGCTGAATTTTGTCCGCCACCATCAACATGAACAGAAGAAGCATTTGGACTTGTAGTACCAATTCCAATTCTATTGTTAGTAGAATCAACATAAAAAGTATCTGTATCGACTGTTAAGTCACCTGAAACTGTTAGGCTTGATAGTGTGCCGACTGAGGTTATGTTGGTTTGGGCTGCGTCTGTAACTTTAAGGTTAGCAAAAGCATCTACAACTGCTGCTCCAGCTCCAGCTCCGTCTGTATATATGACTTTAACATCACCATTTGGAATCGTTACGTTGGCTCCTGAACCTTGTGATATTGCTATTGACTGAGAACCGCTAGTTGCGTTTTCAATCATAAATATTTTAGAAACCGTATTAGGTGCTATTGTTAGTGTTCTGGTTGCAGTTAAAGATACGCCAGATGTTACTTTGACGTAAATGCTTCTATATGGGTCGGTTGAGCCGTCTGCTATTGTTTCTGTTTTATCGGCATCCGTATCAAAGGTTGCAACAGTAGAATAGCTAAAAGCTTCGGCAATAAGCTCTAGGTTTGTGTTGGTACTGGTTCCCCAAGTTCCTGACTCATCACCAGTTGCTATTTCTTTTAATCTTAAATCATTTGTATATTCGGCCATTTATAATCCTCTTTTGTTCTTTTATATATAACCCATTATGCGACTTCTTTCCAGTTCGGGGTTTGACTATCATCTATATTACTATAATTAGACGTTTGTGTCGTTGTAATATCATTATAGTTAGGAGTTTGGTCAGTATCAATAAGTCCATAGACTAAAACTTTACCAACTGCAGCAGTAACTGCTAAACCAGTTAGGTTGACAATAGCCTCTCCATCTACCTCAGCATTACCTAAAGCGGTATTTGCTTGAACACCATTAATGGTAAATTTAAATTCAGTTGTAACAGCAACAGTGCCTAAAGCTGTTGTTGCCTCCTGACCAGTTAAAACTGCATTAGCTGCACCAGACACAGAGATAGTTCCCAATGCAGAGGTTGCAATTCTGCCATTAACAGGAACATTTGCTTCACCGTTGACCGATACAGTCACACCACCTAAGGTAGACTGTAAGCCTCCTAAAGATACATTGGCAAAGGTAGTGACTGCAGCATCACCTAAAGCAGTAGTAGCTTCTTGACCATTAGGTGATACATTGGCTTGTCCTGAAACGTTTATTGTGCCTAAGGCGGAAGTTGCTTCCTGACCTGTAAGTGTTGTGTTAGCAACACCACTTATACTTGGCGTGCCAACTGCCGATGTGGCTTCTTGACCTGTTGGGGTAACGTTGGCTTGACCTGTTATAGATACATTGCCAAGAGTTGCTGCTAAAGGAAAACCATTAGGTGAAGCATTTGCAGCTCCTGTAACAGTGGTTGTACCTAATTGGGTTGTAGCTTCAAGACCTGTAACATTGACTATGACATCAAATTGAGCAGGTTCGCCCCAAGGACCTTCGCCCCAACCAGCTCTGCCCCAACCTACTGCCATGGGTTACTCCCTAGGCAATACGAATTATGGCTGCACCAGATGAAGCTGTTGGGAAAGCAATGGTAAAGTTACCAGCACTTGATGATTTGTTTGAACCAAAATCTATTGCTGCTACTGTATTATTTGCTGCAGCTGAATCGTTATAAATCAAACAGCCACGAGCTGTAATAGTTTCAGAAGCAAATGTTAAATCAGAAAAATCAACAAAACCAACATTAGAAGACACGGTTGGTGTACTAGCTGAAACAGTAAGTGCTCCACCACCAGCTGAATAAGTGTTTGTGCCTGATGCCTCATTAGCTGTGATATAAGATGCTGTTGAAGCATTTAGTGTAGCTCCTGATGTATATAGTGCTAATTTAAACGTATTACCACCTGAGGTAGCAAACGTATGTACGCCTTTAAGTAAGTCTCTCTTAAAAGCATCTGTGATTGTTGATGTTATTGCCATTAAAGTCTCCTAATTAAATCTGCTTCTTCTAGTTTACCTGCTTTTTCTAGTCTCTTGCAAATAGTTTGTCTATCTGCCTTGATAGCTTCTATCATATAGAAATGCACAGTTTTTTCAATAGCTTCTTTAAAAGCTTTTGATTGTTCTGCAAAAGGTGAACTATCCGATATTGATATTATTTTGCTCATGCATTTATCAACAAAATACTCTGGCTTATGTCCACCTTCATCAGAAGTATAAACCTTAACACTACCTAATTGAAATTTTTTGGTTGGTAACATTAATATTCCTTAGGTTCTGGTGGTTGTGGGGCATCATCATGTCTGCCTCTTAAATAGCTTTGTACCACTGGTTTTTCGGTGGGCAAGCTAGACCTTTTTGCTACTTCAAATCTTTCACCATCGGATAAGATAACCAATGGGTCATCTAGTCGATGATAACCATAGAGTTTCTCTTCGGCAGGCACATCGCTATCCATTAATGAGCAATCAGCAGAAATATCTACCTTAATGCCTTTTTCTAAACATTTAGCAATCCAGAACTCAACACAAGCACGGCCAGCTTCGGCAAAGTTAATATTGCCTCTGTATGTGTAATCGCAACCAAAGAAACTAATTTGTTTGGCATTGCCGACATAAGCGTAAGCTACAGCATAAGCAACTGTGTTATTAAAGTAATGACATACCGTTTTTGATATAACTTCTTTTAAAGGATAGAGTTGTAAATTTTTTACTCTTTTATCTTCTTCGCAAGTAATTATTGGACAATCATCCCAACAACCATCCATTAGAATTCTAGTCATAGCTTTGGCTTGATTGCCAGTAACGTCAGAGTCTAAAAATCTTGATGGTGGGTCTAACATAAATAGACGGTCACATTTATAAGCAGCTGCTGCGGCATTAATGCACCAAGTTTCGTGGTATTGAATTCCATGCTGTAAAGCCATGGCATAGTATTTTTGCGTGTGACCTAAACCAATAATCGCAATGGATTTACCAGTTAAGTCGGGGACTACGTTGTTTGTGTTCTGAGCCTGTCGTAACGATACTCGTCCTTTGTTCCCCTTGCTTCGGCTTCGTTCTTTAGTCTTGATAGTTCCTCCAAATATCTATCGTTATATAACTTCAATAAATCCGGTTCACCTTTTAGAAACGTATATGCTTCAAAAAGCGAGCCGTACAGTAAAGCGTTTCTTGCATTATTTGAAAGCCAAGTGCCACCTGTTGCTGATGTTAAGCTTTGAGGCTTATAAAAATAATGTAATTCCACATTATAATCACTGTCTGGTACGGGAGCAACTGTTATAGTTGAATCATTTTCAGAGCTTTGATAACCTGCATCAAAATCCGCATAATATTTTGGCAAGCCACGCAATGTTGCATCTGTAGTATCTTCAATATAATCATTGATAAAAGTAGGATGCTTTTTTTGTAAAAATTTATAATCACCGTTGGAATCTATTACTGCCAAAGAGAATGTCAAAATGTAATCAGAAGGAGCCGAAAGAAATCGGTTTCCTGTTGTTAAATTACCTGTTACGTTTTTTCTAAAGACGTTGAGTTGAACTTCTCTAAGGATTCTGTCTTCAGCACTTATAATAATATCATCAAGAGTGTTTGTGAAGGTTGTTTCGGTAGATTCACAAAAGTTTTGTATTAAAGTTTTAAGTTCTGCTAATGTCATTCTGTTGTTACTGTAATTGTTCCTAGGCTTGATTGTACCTCATATCCATAAAATGAAAAACCAATATCATCAAGGTTTGTAAATACACGACCTAGATTGGCTTCTTTGTCGGTATCTGGTCTTGGCTCATAAAGTGCTACTGGGTCGGCACCAACGTCATTAAGTTCAAGTTGTGGATGTTTTGGTTCATAGCATTCATAACAAACTTTAAAACCTGTCCACTCTTTTTGTAATTCGTGTAAATGATATTTGAAACCGCAACGGTCACATAATCCTTTAGCGTACTTGCCAGCCGCATATGCCATTATGGACTCCTTTGTCTTCTGGTATCAGGACGGATACGGAAGCTATTTCTTGGTTCGTCTTGGTCTGCTGCTCTTTGGAACTCCTCTTCATAGATTGCTTTTAAAAACTGCATTCTTTCTGGAGCTCTTTTTTGTGCTATGTAATATGCTAATCCAGCAGCCAAACAAGGATAAAATCTAAATGGTAATTGCAGCGTATCTCTATTGGAATCAACATCATCCATACGCATTAATCTGTTAACTACCAATTTATCTGTTGAATCGTCTGGTGTTGGATAGACATAAATTTTTGGTGTTATTTGTTTGTCAACGAAATATTGCGATGGCCTAGCTTGTTCTGACTTATTAGGAATATGTAAATATTCAGCACGACCTATACGACTTATTTGTATGTCTGTGTTGGTTGAGTTATTAACTTCTCTAACAACAACGTCTAATACATCAATTACTGCTGTAGGATTGGTACTGTCTAAATCATAGGATGCAGTGCCTGCGACCAAATCTATGGTGGTTTGGCTTACTGTCCATTGGTTAAGACCTCTATTGGCCCATTCAGCTAATAATAAATTTAAAGAACGTCTAGCGGAATCAAGGTCGTAGCCAGTCCTGAGCTCAAGACCACAACGCTCAAATGCTTCTTCTATATAATCAGTTACTTCTAATTCGAAGTTTTTGCTGCCCGATACTGCCATTTATTATTTACGTTTTTTTGCTGAACCGCCTTTCTTAAGCTTCAGCATACCGCCGCCACGTTTTTTGTTGCTTCTCATTTTGCCACGACTTTTCATAATTTGCTCCTATCTGTATTTAGTTTGCTTTCTGCGGCCAGCCATCACAGCACCGCAACCTTTATGATACTTTTTCTTTTCGCCATTTACTATACCACCAGTTTTCATGTAACCCATTTTGTTACGCACTTTCTTTGGTAGCTTGGCTAGACCTTTGTTTTTCTTTGGGACTGGTTTTAAACTCACTTCTTTTTTCCTCCTCTTAATAAATCTTTATCGGCTTTTCTAGCTCCTCCTTTTCCTGTAGCAAAACTTCTTACTCTGCCACAACCCCAAGATTGTGGTGTTTGGCCGGGTCTTGACCCAGATGAATAATATGCACCCATGCCTCGTTTGTACACCTTCATTAATGTTGAAGTTGATTTACCAGAACTCTTGGCATACTTTTTAACACAAGCTGGTGTCTTGGATGCAGAGCCACCTTTTTTGTATTTATCTTTGGCTCTTTCTTTGGCAATCTTATCCATTTCTGCACCAGATAATTTGCCTGCTTTGTATTTAGCAGATATTTTTTTTATTTCTGCTCGTCTTTTTTTTGCTTTAGAAGCTGAAAGACCTGCTGTGTATTTTTTTGGTACACCGCCTGTTTTGGGTACTTTTTTAAATTTTCTAGTCATGGTCCAAATCTATATCAATTGCATCTTGTATTGAATCCATCATTTCTTTAGGAATAGCAATATCTACGTCTTGCAATAAAGCTTGAACGGTTGGGTTCAAGTCTTCAATTTGCATATCTAATACTGCTTCAAATATATCTCGATATTGTTCTCTAGGCAGCCAATTTGTGCCTCTTTGGCTTCTTTTTTTGCAATCAAAACGCCAAGCTTCATCTAATTGTTTTTCTGTATATAAAAGCATATTACCATTTTTTACAAGACCAATATCTTGCTGTGAATTTATCTTTGGCTGTAGCACACTTATGTCTAGCCCTAAATGATTTTCTTCTAGCTGGTTGGTCTTTTTTAATTGTCATATTGGCATCGCCAAAACGTATTAATTTTACTTCATTGCCTTTTTTTGCTAATACAGCAAATTTCTTACCACCTTGTCTGTCTCTTTTTGGTTTGTTGTAACCAGAAAAAGTTTCACCACGATATTTTAATTTACCGCTTGGTGTTCTTTTAACATTTTTTGTTGTTGCCATTAAGAACCATCTCCTGCATTTCGTATTAAAACAATATCTAAAGCAGCAGAAACGGTAACTGTTCCTCCTGCCGAGTCTGCTTGAGCTCTAATTTCTATATCTGTTTTTTCAGTAAATTTTAAAGCATAAGGGTATGGAATTGTGCTATATCCTTCGCTTGATAAAACTCTGTCTTTTACATTAAAAACTCCGCCAAAAGGTCTGGCTACTAAACTTAAAATTGCGAATTTACCTGCCGAAGAAGATGCCGATACATCTTTTTGAGTAATATAACCAGTATAGCCTCTGGGTATGGTATAGGTCATCATTAGAGTTTGATTGTCGCCTATACCTACTGTAGCGTATTTGTTGGTAGGCACTCCACCTGAAGGTGTTGCTTCTGTTCCCACATATAAAACACCAGCATTACCACCGCCAGTCCCAGCAGTATTAACTATAATTCTATTAACTCTAAACCAAGTGCTGCCATTTAATTCAACACCTGTTTGACCATCTAAACTTACAGTTTCTGTTTTTTCATCAAAATTATTATCTAAACCAGATACTGTTACAGTTCTTGCACCAGTACCTGCTGCTGTATCATTAGCAGAAGAGCTAGATATATAAAGAGTTGAAGCTGAACTTAAATATGAATATAAACCACCTTGAAGCCATACGGTTGCTAAAGTGGTATCTACAGCAGAATTAAAACCAAATTTGTGTACGGGTTCGTGATAAGAAATCTGACCCCTTGAGACTTGAAGCTCAAAGGGTTCAGAAGTTCCTACTCGTGAAATCGAGGAGATTTCAGCACGATTAGCCATACTTCTTCACTAATTCAAGAATTACCGTATAAGTATCTCCTGAACTAGCTCCAATAGTAGAAAAGTCTATGTCTCCAGTTTTTCCTGAACCTGCATTATTAGGAATACCCGTAAAGCTAGAATAGTCGTGATAACCATTTGAATCTGGTGATAAACCAATGGCTAAAACATTGGCTGTGGCATCAAATTCAAGCTCTACGCCCATACCTACGCATTGCCACCAAATTCTATTGATGGCAACACTTGAACAAGCTTGTCCTTTAACATCTGCTGCTAAAGCTGAAACGTCAACTTTCTTAACGGCACTTTCTCCTGTTCCATCACTAATATTGGTAAATTTCAAAACAGCAAGTCTTTCACCGTCTTGAATGGTTTGTGATGTTACTACGTCTGCCATTTATCCTCCTATTACTGGTCAGCAAATGCTGGAGCTGTTGCTCCTGTTACGGAACCCCATACATACCAGTTAGTGCTATCTTTAGCTACTACATTAATTACTGCAGAACCGGGAACGTTTACTTGTAATTTACTGTTTGAGTTGCCATCTGAAAAAACTACAGAAGCTGCTCCATCATCGGTATCATTAAAAGCTACGTTACCAATAAAATAATTGGTATCTGAACCTGAGTCTATAATAAAATCAGTTGCATCTGCAGCTAAACCACCATAAACAAATTGAAAGCTTGAACCAGCTACTGGGCTAGGCAATGAATAAGTATTGTCTTGACCACCATCTGGTACGATTAATACACGACCACTGTGAACAGCGTTTGTTAAAGATACATTACCATCGGCTAATGCTACTGGAGCCTCACCATATGTAATAATTTCAGTTACAGCACCAGTTGAGCTGTTTTTACTAACGGATTTAAAACCATTTTCGGACCTTACTGGACCTGAAAAAGTTGAGTTTGCCATATTTGCCTCCTTAATACTGTCGTCTTGGCTTGTCTGCTAGGTCAGTCGACAGAGGGTTGATTAATACCTAGAAATTTAAGTATAACTGAAAAAAAGAGAGGCATAAAGCCTCTCCGCACTATTTGATTTTAATAGCTTTTGGTTTTTTATCTTCTGGAATCACTTTTTCCAAATCAATAATTAGTAAACCATTTTCCAATTTAGCCCCTTTAACTTCAATGTATTCAGCTAAAGTGAACTGCAATCTAAAGTCTCTTTCAGCAATACCACGATGCATATATTCCTTATCGGAAACTTTGCTCTCATGGGAAATGTTTAGAGTGCCTTCGACCAATTCAATATTTATGTCGTCTTTTGACAGGCCTGCTACAGCCAATTCGACATAAATCTTATCGCCATCTTTGCGAATATTATACGGGGGGTAACTAGGTTGAGACTCTTTAGAAAGTCTTTCTAGTCGGTCAAATAGTTTTTCAAAACCTAACACCTGACGTGTTAGTAACGGATTTAAATTATACATAAGTCCTCCTTAAAGCAACTTACAAGTTAGTGTTGACCTCACCTGAGCATCAACAATTTAATTATAGGGATTTTTTAATAAAAAAAAAGGGAGACCGAAGTCTCCCTCAAAACAAACAAAAGATGTTTTATGCTGCACCCGGAGAACCGAATACACATCTTGGGTCAGAAACCCCAAATGAATATCTTTCTCTAGCTTTAAATCTAACGTTTCCAGTATCGAAATCGCCTTCCATTGAAGTTTGGAGAGGTGTTCTTTCGAAGTATTTGAAACCGTTTGGTGCATCAGTCTTAATGAAGAAAGCATCAGGGTCTGTTAGGAAGTGGTTAATTACATAACCATCAGGTAACATTCCTGAACTTCTGATAGCGTTAATATCGTTATCAGATGTGCTAACTCTTAATTCTGATTTCATCAATCTTTCAGCAACAAACTGAAGTTCTGGTGGAACAATCAATTTGCTACCTTGGATAGCTAATACCAAACCTCTTTCATCTTCATACTGAGAAATATCAATTAAAGCGTTTTCTAAAGATGTTTCATTTAAATCAGCAGGTGTTGAAGGTTCATTTCTAAAAGAACCGCCAAATGCTAATGGGTGGTCTGTAGCACAAAGCTCTTTTCCATCACCATAAGTAACACTTGAACTAAACGCATTGTTTAGTACAGATGCTGACTTAATTTGTTTTGTATGAGCCATAGACCTTGCTAATGCTTTGGTGTATCTAGCACCTAATCTATCATACAAGTTATCTTCAACAGCTTCTTCAGTTAAAGCAAACGCTAAAGCTATGGTTTCGTGGTTGTATCTTGATGTATATGCTTCTGCAGCATTATCAAATGATACCCCAGCACCCTCTGATTTCACAGGGGCATTACCAAAGCCTGTTAACATTACTTCTTCTTCAAAAGCTCTATCGGATGACTCTTGCTCATAGATTTCTTCGTGTTCTTTTTCGTACCTGTTGTACTCAAGACCGAAGAGAGCATTCAAACCGGGTTCTAGCTCTTTTACTAATTGACTTCTTGAAATAGCCATTTAATTATCCTCCTTATACGCCGGCAGAGCCGTCATTGTAGAATGATTGGTTTAGAGAAACAATCACCTTAGTGTTTACTGCACCTTTTTCATTTTCTGGGTCTTGTGAAAATCTTACGACTTTAAACTGACCAAGAGCTGATGTACCAGCAGAATCAACTTCTGCTTTGGAAATACCTATTGAGGTATCACCTGAGGTATAAGCAATAACAACCGTATTACCAACATTGGTTTGACCCAATGCTGATGATGATTGAACTTCATACAAAGCACTTTTGTCATCTATGACAGAAGCCACAATGTCACTCGCCACGTTGGACGATGACTTTAATTTCGAATAAGTGGGTTTTCCTGAGACGGCATCTGTAAAGAAACATCCGTTGAAAATACCTAAAACTTTGTCGCTTGAGGCAGTTGCAACGTCAATTTTTCCAGAGCTTAACATCTTAACAGGGTCGCCCATAAATATATTATTACTATTGTCAGATGCTACAGCATATTCGGATTGACCGTGATTCTGTACGCCTGACCCTAGTGACCCAACAAGTCTAAAACCTGATGGATTATCTGAGTTTGCCATTTAAGTCTCCTATAAATCAAACAATTAATCTTTAGATGGTCTACCACCGAAGGAAACTCTCGATTGCCTTTCGGGTTTCGAGATTGGCATACTTGGATGTGCTTCTTTCATTAGATTATTGTCAACCGCTTCCATCTGTAATTCAGTTTTATTCTGATAATACTTATTTCTTTGGCTGATTAAATCTTCATCTATTTTACAAAGCATTAATCCACCGACACCAATGTATCCTGAGTGTTTTCCATCCTCCATTATCGGCATCTCAAAATTTGGAACTTCTTCTGGTCGCACAAGCTCCCAGCCTTCCCTAAATTTCATTGAGACGTTTTTCCTATCTTCATTGCCTAGATATTCAGCTCTTATCCATCTGTACTTAATGCCATCTGGAGGAGTTGGTGTATCCAACGATGATGCAGGAGCCCAAACTTTTTTCCTAGCTTTGGTATCTCTAGTTTCCGCAGAACGTGGTGTTCTGTTGCTGACGAATCTTCCATTGTTATCTCTTTCAGCCATTTTTTTACCTCTTAACAAATTTTGCGTACTCTTCAAGCGGTACGTTTAACTTTTTTGCCATTGCTACCTCGGAAGGTGACAATCGCACTTCTTTACCTTTAGCCCCAGTTGAAATTCTACTAGCACCTGCAACAGTCTGGGATGCCCGTTGCTTAGTGAACTTTTGAGGGAAATTTTCTTTCAACCTCTTGTCTATTTCAGTGTAATATTCATCGGATTTTGGGTCAAATCCTTCATTCACCAAATCTTCATGTATGGCTTTGGCTCCGTTGGTCATTACTCTGTCTTCACCAAACCATTTGTTCTTCTCAGCCCATTGTAAAGCCTTTTCATCAGGCTGTACAGTTCTTGGCTGTTGGTAGTTTTGTGGAATTGGTTGATTGCTTGGTGCTGCAGCTGGTGCTGCGGCTGCTGATTCGGCTTGTTGTTTAGCCAATCTTAACCTTTCTTTTTCAATAGACAGTTGTGAAATTAAACTTTGAGCCTCAACCATTTTATCAACATCGCCTGATTCATGGGCTGACTTATACAAAGTCTTAGCATCGTTAAATTGCGATGTAATTCTAGCTTCGTATTCTTTTTGATAGCCTGTATCTAAACTGTTGTATTTATTTTTAAGGTCATCGTTTTCTTTCTTAAGTTGTTGGGCGTAGTTATAAGCAGATACTCTTGCTCTTTCTTCTTCACGCCATTTCCTTGTCAATTCATTTATTCTTTTTTGAACGCCTGAATCGTGTTTCTGTAATCGGTCTTCATCAGAATCATCGCTAGAATCATCTGCTTCTAATTGCTCTTCTTGTTGCTCTTCAACTTGTTCTTCTTCAACAACAACAGCTTTTGCTTCTTCACTCATTTTTTCTCCTATAAAGTTTTAATGTCGTCTGGATGTCCGATGGTTCCAATAACATCGTCATCATTAATTATTCTGCATTCGGCATCGTCTTCAAGCCTAAATCTTAGTCCGGAATATCGACCAAATATAATCCAGTCGCCTTCCTTACACCAAGGTTTATCAAACTTGTCGTCTTTATATGCAAGAGGTCCAACTTTCAAGACATATCCTGTCACAGTTGCTGCACCTTCTCTATCTATGGTTTCCTTTACCAATTGAATGCCACCTTCGGTCTGGCCTTTGCCACGATAAGGCAATATTAATAGCCGCCATCCAGATGGATTTGGTAAACGTTCTATAAGGGATTTATCGAGTTTGCTCGGGTCTAATACTAAATCACTAGAATCGACATAAGCATCGTCAATTTTCGAAGTCGTCTTCGTATCGCTCATCATTTCTCCTAAGCAGGTCTTTTATAAAGCGTTCTATAGAAGAAAGACCTGTATTTTCTCCTACTAAGAACTGATAATGAGCCATATCTTTAATGCCTCCCGACATTAGGGTTTCAGAGATGCTTGTTCTTGCTTCTCTAATCTCTTTCAAAACTTTCTTTGCGATGTATAAACCATCCATTACAGGCAATCATATATGATGATTTAAAGTAATGTCAAGTTTGCTTAAATTATTTATCTTTTAAAGAATTGTCCTAAGCCCGCAGCTGCTCCTTGTAAGCCAGATAAAGTTGGAAACTGTTGGTTTAGTTGGGCTCTGATTTGAGCTTTAAGTATTTCCTCTTGCTCGGGAGTTAATTGCACATCGTACAATGGTTCTTGAGGGGCAGGTGCCGTGGCAGGAGTGGCTCCCATTGGCCCCATAGCTCCGCCCATTGGACCCATGTCTCCCGGTCCTTTTGGTTCTGTAGGGCCCGGTTGTGCTGGCATAGGTGGCATTATTGATGTATCAAATGGGTCTGGCAATTGTTTTTCAGGAGGCCCATAAGGTGGATATGTTGGTGATGGTGTTGGTTCTGGTATAGGTGGCAACGGCGGCAGTGTAGGTGCCGGTGTAGGTTCTGGTGGCAAAGTTGGTTCTGGTGTTGGTTCTGGTGTTGGCTCCGGGGTTGGCTCTGGAGTTGGCGGTGGTGGTGGTGGCATTGGAGGAAGTTTGTTGTGTGAAACAACGCCATCAACTAAATAAGTATGAGTAGAGTTTGTAGTAAAGTTATAAACTTTTAACAAATCTTCTGAT